ATTTTCTTTTATTTTCCAAACCCTTGCACGTAATTTCATAGTTGACCATTGTGGTTTAGCTGCTCGCACCAATTCAGCTTGAGCTGAAGATAAATTACCATCATATATTCTAAGTTGATATATATCTCCAGAATAATCAAGTGTACCACCATTATCTGAACCTATAATAGAATCTTTTAACGCTGCATCAAATGAACCTGTAACTGTAGCTGAATCTTGTAAGTCATTTCCAAGATATAATGAAACTAGATTATTTTCATCTCTACATAATCTTATAAATAATGGTTTAGCTGAAACACCAGATTCTAAGAATGATGTTGTGAATAACTCTGTATCCACTCCGCCTGTTCTAACTTTAGCCCATACATCCCATCCATTAGTAGTATCATATTGTAATCCAACCATAACACCGTTACCTCCTCCAGCATTATCCCATTTAGAAAACATTGCTTGTTCTTGTCCATTTGAATTTCCTGCAAAATGTGTAGCATCTGCATTATAATGTATCATAATATCAAATGTAGAACCAAAATCATGACGTTCTGTATGAGAAATAGTTACCTCTTCGCCAGCTGCATTGAATACAATATGATAATGGTCATCAAATTTATTAGCTATTTCCTTAGCAAAGTCAGCTGTGAATGTTCCATCATCTCCATCTAAATCAAAACCACCTTCATCTCTTGCGGAATGTTTAAAATTATAAATTGATACTAAGGATTGTGTATCTGTCACATCTTGTATGTATGATACTATATCATTCTGTCCTATTACTCCTGTTATTGGTACTGTGAATTCTCCGGTGTCTGCTGACCTTGTACCGTTTGTAGTTACTTTAGATTTGATTGGTACTATTACTCTTGTGTTTACGTTTGCCCCGGTTGTTTCGTCTACTTCTTCAACAACTAATTTTACATTGCTCATGCTGTAGCCGTAGCATCTATTATTGGATTTGATGCCAATCCAGTTCCGTCATTATTTACTCCTTTTACTCTTATTTGATAACATGTTCCTGCTGTTAATCCTGTTAATGTCTTTGATTCTGTTTTACTTCCAACGGCTGATTCTGTCCATGAATCTGCTAACTGTGTTCTATACATTACAGTATAATCTGTTATTGCTGCCCCTCCCTCTGTTGCTGGTTCTGTCCATGACACATCTATTTCTCCTGATGAACCACCGGCTACGGCTGCCACTGCTGTTGGAGTGCTAGGTGCATCTTGTTCAAATACTGTTACAACATCTCCAACTATAAAGTCACATGATGCTCTATATGTTACAGTTTCACTTGATGTTCGTCTAAATGTAAATTTTGTAAAGAATCCTTCTTTGGATAAATCATCAGTCGTATCATCTACAAGCACTCTAAATTTATCGTCAATACTTCTTGGTTGAAACATATTCATGAAAAATAATACTTGTTGATTTGCACTTGTAACTGAAGCTGGTATACATGTTGAATCGTCTGTAGTTACCATTGTTGATGATTCTTGTTTTATTAACCAGCTAAATTTTATTGTTGATGTGTTTCCCTCGACTTTTACCAAAACATTATCGTCATCTGATTCTTCTGGTAAAGGCATAGGACTTACAGGTGTGTTTAAATCTATACCAAAACTATCGAATACTGATGTAGTATATCTTAGAGATACTCCTCCAGAGGCATTTAATTTTTCTAATTTCATTGTAGCCATGATTATCTCCTAGTGTCGTTATCCTCCATCCATCCGAATACTAATTGTTTAAGTCCTTCAATTGCATCTTCACCAAATCCACTGGAACTTCCACCATTAATAGTAAGGTCTACTTTTTGTTCACTCTTATTATTATTAGTAATTGATTCAATAAAGTTTTGTCCTGCGTCTAATATACCATCAGCCCAATTCATAGGGTTAAGATTAGTTATGAATGTTAAGAATTCTTCCCATGCTTTACCAACAAGTGTCCAAACAAGTCCTAATGAATCAAAGAATGAAATAAAATTATTCCATGCTGTGTCTAATGAATTACCTACTCCACCTAACGTATCACTAATCCAAGAAGTAAAAGCTTCCCATCCTGAACCAAGTAAAACTCCTACGTTACCTAATGCACCTGTAAAGAATACAGATAATGTAGACCATGCTGTAGACAATCCTGTAACAAGTGTATCTAATCCACCACCTAAAACTTCTTTAAATGAATCAAGTTTACCCATAGTTCCATCCCACCATGAAGTTAATGTTGTAGATATACTGTCAAAGAAAGCTGAAACTTTTGTTGATATACCTGAAGATATTTCTCCTAAATCAATATCAAATAACCCTAAAGCATTTAAAATTTGACCAATGGCTGTCCAATCTTTGAATACATTAAATACTGTTGTTGCTACATCTGTCCATGTTACATCTGCCATTGCAGTTGATAATGTTCCAAGTGGGTCTTTAATAAATGCAACAAGTCCTGCTCCAAGTGTACTACCCCATACTCTCATGATAGGTGCCATACTTCTATACCAAGGTAAGAATACACTACGCATTAAATAAATCATTAAAGGTCTCAATAGGAAACCTATGAAATCTCCTATAGGTCTTAACATCATCATGATACCTGTATTAAGTAATTTTAACATTGACTGTAACATTGGGGAGGATTGTACTAACATTTTTGATATTCTCCCAACTTCTCCTGTAATTACCGTAACACCAATTGCAATACCAGCTAACTTTGCTGTGGTTCCTAAACTAAATTTTTCCATAACTGAGGCTAATGCATTTGTTCCTTTTGTAGCTCCACCAGCTGAACCTTTACCACTCATTATTTCTTGTAATTTAGCTAAAGAATTATCAGCTATCTTAAATTCCATTTGGATAGTCTCATTAGCTGACATTATCTATCCTTTAAATAACTGCTTAAGTGTGTCATTTATCCTCTCTTGTGACTTCACAACCGTCCTTTTTAAATATTCTGTAGGCTGTTTGTCGACTGTTTCTTTATCCCACTTGAATACTAAGGCACAGAAGACATAGATTTCATCAGCGACTCCAATGATTCCTCCCCTGTCATCGCTGTTATCCAAGGTGTGATTAAGGTTTCTAAAGGGAACAGTTTCATGACCTCAGACATGATTTTTGCTACAGTTTTACTAGGTAGTTGATTTAGTTGAGTTAAATTTTTACAGTCTATAGGTGCTTTAATTACAGCTGCTTGTAGTATCATTTGTTGATACATTGCTATATTTACTTTCATTGCTTTTGGGTCTGATATATCTACACATGTTTTTAGTATTCTTTGTGTATCTCCCCACGAAAGGTCGTCTTTAAATTCTATAGTTTCTTGTTGACCGTTAATTTCTATCTCAAAAGTTGGCATTACAAATAGTATAAAACTACTAGTATTTAAGTTTATGCTGGTGTTGCTACACTATTGTTTGCTGTTACTTGAACATTTCTAAGAGTCCAAGAAAGTGTTTCAAATACAGCTTCACCCGGTGCCATATCAGTTTGGTGTTCTGATACACCTACTCCTGCAAAGTCAAGAATAATTGATTTTTCACTTGTTGTTGATAAACCATTTGTTAATGTGATTTGTAATGTTGCTACACCAGTGTTTACTGTAGTACCATCTGCTGCGTCAAACACTCTATCAATTTGAGTCTTGTCTACAGTTGCTGCTTTAAATTTACCTGTCATCTCAAAGATTTTTCTGAATGCTGAAACTGCGTCTGCACTTCCCATTCCATAAAGTAACTCTGTATTCATGTTAAAGTTAACTTCGAATTCTTGTAGTTGTGCAACTTCTGTTGAGTCAGGTAATTCTAATGTTGCGTGTGAAAATGTATATGGAAATTTAATATCGTCAGCTGCGATTGTTGCATCTACTGAAGTTCCTACTGCGTCTTCATTACCCCATGCTAATTCAGCAGTACATTTTACTGTTTCTCCTAAAGCTGCTTTTAGTGATAAAGTGTTAATCACTACACCTTTCATATTTCTAACTACATCTGCTGTCTCTGCATCATAACCATGTTCAATATGCATGGTATGTGGGATAACTACTCCGCTATTATCTGCGGTTAAAGCAGTTTTATCAGAGTTCCAAATATGAGTATAATCATCAGCTGAACCAGATGTATCTACTGCATCTAAAAGAATATCGAAAATCCACGGGGTAGATAAAACAAATTCTACTGAACCTGAACCTTCATTTTTACCATAAGCGTAACATTGAACTTCAATATCGTTTAATTGTGATAGTGGTATTTGATTGTTTTTCCATGTAATTCCTGATAATTTTTGTTCTAGACCGAAGACTCTAGTTTGTGTAGCTCCTCCACCAAAGGTAGATTCTTTACCATATTGAAGATAACCACTAGATCCGGTTCGTACCATGAATGAAATTACCTAATCTGGCTTATAAAGTTATGGGTTTAGGATTCTATATGTGGCTTCCATAACGTATCTATGCATGTTTCTGTAGTTATGGCTGAGGTTTTTAGTTGAGGTTATTCTTAAATCTGTATATCCAGTTCTTCTTACTTGTGCTTTTAGTATTTTGTCTATTTGGTCTACTACTTCTCTGTGTCTTGTTTCTGTTCCATACCCCCGAATATCTATAATTACTACTGGGTAGTGTAAATGGTCTCTACCATATAAACTGAAATAATCAATCTTCTCATTACCCGGAGTCAAAACAACTATATCCTGAGTATCATCAATAATACCTGTAGCTTTCTCTTCCCAATTTACAGTAAATTTTGGCTTTGGAACATCGTCGTTATCATAATTCCATTCATCATTCATCATGTTTATAATATCGTCAATTGCATCATAACTTCCTACTCCCATTTCATTACCTCTTAAGTGTATGTGAACCGCTATCATAATTAAGGATTGTGTTATTTTTAGAGAAAGTAACTGAATTTGGGCGTATACCTTGAGCTGACATCATTGTTCTTAATTGCCATGAGACCCATTTATGAGCCTTTCTTTTTGCTGCTGGAGTTCGTTCTTTACCAAAATGATAACTACCATCTTTCACTTTCCAGTAATTATATTTAATCATATCTGCTAATAATGGTCTTTCTTTAAGATATACATTTCTCATCCAATCTGCAAACCCATCTTTAGTACCAAATATTTCTGCTGATTTTGGTTTCAATATATATCCTACAATTTCATTATCTTCTTCTTCATCTGTTTCTGAATCATCTATTAGTTCTCCACCGGGAGGAGACCCCCAACGTTCTAAATCAGAACCTATTGAATCTTTAATATTAGCTGACTCTACAACAGAACTTACAGCTGCTTCAATAAAACTAGCGTCATCTGAAAATTCTTTACTACCTGATGATACTGTTGACAGTTTGTATAATGCTTCTCTTAATCTTCTTTTTCTTTGTCCTTCTTGTCTTGCTGTTGTTGCTTGCCCACGTTTTTCATTAATAGTTTGTAAATATCTGTCAGCTTCTTCTTGTAATTCAGCATCAAATGGCTGAGCGGTCATGCAATTGGTATAATCTCTTGTCTTTGATGTATAGTTCTATCAATATCTTTTTTCCATTCGTTAATAGAGTCAGACCAAGACCATCCACCACTTCCTCCGACAGGAAGAATATCTGCTCTAAATGACGTTGATAGTAATTCAATAGCGGTCATCTTAACACATGCGTCTTCAATATCTCCCGGAACAGTTGTGTCTCCATAACGATAAGTGATTCTCATTCTATTCTTTCTCATAACTGTAAAGATAAATCCTCTCATGTAAAGTCTTCCATATTCGGGGTCTAAAACAAAACCACCATCTGCATCACTTGTAATATCAGTATATTCTGCTGAACCACCCGGATTACCTCCACTAGCTCCATTGTAAACTTCAAGTAAATCTCCAGAAGCTGGAACAAGACCACCATCTGCATTTGTTCTAATTTTTCTATGTCTAAGGAAAATTGGAGTACCCCAACCAAATTCATAGATAATTGGTAAATCGTGAACTTCTATACTAGCTGTAGCTTCACGCCATGCGTGTCCTGTTCTTCTGTCTATTTCATCTTCTTTTCTGTTGATTAGTTTTTCTACTTGTGCTTTATTTGGTGTAGTTGTGTCTGTTATATCTACCCGCAAAAAATCTGCTACATCTTGAATTGAACAATATACAGGAGTAGTCATATACCTAAATATACACTTCTATCTTTTAAAGATTTCTACTCATATAAGATAAGATATCTAGCAGTTGTACCTGTAACTGTTGCATAAATTCCATCTGCAACTGGTGTGTTTAATACTGGTAATTGATTAACAGCTTCACCTTCTACTGTGAATAATGTTGTTCCTCCAGAACCACCTGTCTTTATTTCTATTTTATCACTTGCTGCTCCAGCTAAAGTTACATAAATTCCTTTAATAATTCCATGTGAACCTGTAGCCTTTATTGCAATACTAGTTGATACTGATTTTACTGCTGATGTAATGCCTACCATAACATATAGATTATATAATGCTTTATAAAGTTATTGGAAAAAAAGAAAAAAGGGTGTAAATATCTAGAATCCGTATACTCGTAGTTTACAGGTAAAAGTTAGAGAATCAGCATCATCTGCTTCGTCAAGAGCTGCACTTGCAGTTCCTGCTTCGTAGATTTTTAGTTTACCAGTTGCGGCTGCTCCGGCTGCTGCTGGTACGTATTGGGGTACTATGCCTATTGAAACCTCTAGAACTTCCACTGAGATAATTGTAGTGAGTCTACCGTCTAGAGATAAATCTAGAACGTTTCCTGCAATATCGTAATCTTCTGATGTATAGGTTACGTCTACAATTGCTGTTTTGAGTTTGGATAATAGTTCTGCTTGTATTGATAGTGTTTTCCCGGTTACTGATTGGTAATCGGAATTCACTTCTATTGCTAAAGTCATTAAGTTGTGTGTGAGGTCATTATATATAAAGATTAAAAAAAGTAAAAAGTGGGAATTGGTTCGACTAAAGTTTAATATCTCTAATCTTGCCTTGTGATTTAAAGTGTCTACAGACAGTTTCTCCCATTGTTCTGAACAATGCTTTCTCAACAAGTGTGTTACTGTTGATAAATGGATAACCCGGAGTACGTCTAGTGGCTTCGTAATACTCGGTTGGAATTGCGACTTGAATTCCTAGTCTAGGATAACCAAATCCTTCAGCATCAGATGTATCTAATGCGAACAATCTTCCTACTTCAGTTCCGCCAGTTGTTGGGGCGTCTTTGGTTGGAATGAATGGTACTCCGTAGAGTGAGTTTACGTGGATACCTACACCAGTGCCGTCAAAGGTTTTAATTCCGTTAACATCGACTTGTACAATCTTCTCACCGTATGGGTTTGCGACCCTGACTTGTGGAAGATATAAGCCTTGAATTTCGGAATAAACTTCGTGGCTTCCCAAGAATACATTTGGATCTTTACCAGCAGCAATTCTGATTTTTCTGAGGTGTGTTCTAATTACATCATCAGTTAAGACTCCATCAGTACCTAAAGTACCAGATGCAGATTCAACTGTTGAATCGTAAGTAGTTCCGCTATCTCTGTCAATGGCAGAGGTAGTTCCTTTCCAAGGGTCATAATAATCAGTATATGTTCCGCCTTGTGAGTCTTCTTCAGCATCGGAAGAAATAATTCTGTCCAATGATTCAAAGTCATTAGTTCCGGAAAAGTTTGCACTTGCAGCAGCAGCATCAGTTGCTACATCGTTCAAGAGAGCTTGATTGATGAGTTCTTTATGCTGTACAGCCATATACAATCTTAATGAACCTAGTCCACCCCAAATATCGTCTTTACTGTGATTTGAGAGCCACTCCATAACTTCAGATGTACTGAAAGTTAGTGCCATAGTCTTTGGTCTAACATCAATTTCAGCGATTGTAGGCTTGATTGTGTCAGGAATAACACCACCCTCTGCAACTCCACCTTTAGATGTGTTGCCTTGTGTAGTGTCGACTGTTGGTCTTGCGGAGATAACCCTCCATCCAGATTTATCCCAAGGATATTTTGGTAAGATACCGAATGCGTTTGCTTCAAGATTTAATTGTGCCCATGCATATGCACCAAAGACTGCGTTGAAAACGCCTCCTGTTGATGTTAACATTGGGTTATTGGTCTTGGCGATTAAGCTTCGGCTGAATCCACCGTAGTATAGAGACTCTAATTCGTCCATAGTTCGTATACCGTTCACCATTATAGAACACCCTCCTTATCATATTTCTCAGCGATACCTAAGAGATCTTTACCTACCATTGACAAATTCTCGAATCCTGCATTTCTGCATTTTTGTAGAATTTGGAACGGAAGTAAGTCTTCCTGTGTACCTTGAGATTTATTTACGTTGGTTGTTGGTCTTTCGACAGGTGAGGTTACGTGTGAAGAGATAGATTTCTCCTGCATTTTAAGGTCACCTTTATCGGATTCTGGTTTATCTTCAACCTTTCCATTGGCATCTTGGATACCGGATTGGTCACCAGTTGGATATGGGTCTTTAGGTGCAGTGACTCTGTCACCAATGTCTTCGCTATCAGCATTGCCTTTTGGGCTTTGTGGTAGGTCAGTAGGTGTCTCCATTGCTTTCTCCATTCTATCTTGTCTTGCGACGATAGATTTGAGTGCAGATAGGATTGCCTTATTGGTTTCGTCTTTGTCATCATCGTCAGAAGCTTTCACTTCTGGTTTGATTTCTTCTTTCTCGTCTTCTGCTTTTTTCTCAAAAGGATTTTCCTTTTCAGGTTTGTCCTCTTCAGAATCAGCTTTGGCTATGGTTTTGATGTCTTCTAATGTGGTCATGTTGTTATATAAAATCTATATAAAGGGGTTTATAAAGATTATGTTTCCTTCAGAGTCTACTAAATTTCCTTCTGGAGACGTGGTTACGTTTCCACCATACTGTGCTATTCCCTCTGGAGATGTAGAGAATTTTACTATCTGTTGTTGTAATGATTTTACTACTGGTAATGGTTCTTCTTTGTAGTTTTCTATAAAGTCTTTTATTGCTAGGTGTAGGTCTGAGTTGTTGTCTGAGTTTTTATTTTCCTCCCAATATTTTTCAACTGATAATTCAAATTCTGATTTAGCTATAGGGTCTTTTGGTTTCTTTGGAGAGTTTTCTAGTTTCTCAGGGTCTCCTAGTCTTGCAGGGTCTATTATTTCCCCATCTTTTTTCTTCTCATCTTTAGGTTCAGATTCAGTTCTTGTAACTTGATTACTGGTACCACTACCATTAACTGAAGTATTATATGCACCTAAACCTCTTGGGTTTTCAGTGCCTGTACCAACTATATCTTTTTGAATTGTAATTTTACATCCACATGATTTCTTGAAATATTGTCTATCTCCATCAGGTTTCTCTACTTCATCCATACCTGTTTCAGATAAATCTGGTTTATCAGAACAACTTGCTCCTTCTTTACAACCGTTACCTATACCTGTAGAACCCTCATTAACTTTATGTTTTCCTGCATTTGGATTCATTCCATGTTCATCATTATGTCTTGCACCACAATATGCTTCTGCATCTCTGATATCATCTTTTTGTCCTTCTCCTGAAATACATGATTCAGTTGAACTATATTCTTTTTGTCCTGCATGAACTTTAGTATCTTTATCTACATGTTGTTGAATTGAACCACAGTATCCACCGGGATTCTTTACTTTAGGGTCTTTCTTAGCGTGTGCTTCACATGCGTCAAATTCCATTGCACCCCATTTAGTAGGTAATGGTTTAGTTTTATCCTCTGGTTTATCTGTATCAGTTGCATGAAATTCAGCTTCATCTTGACCAAAAATATCTTTCATTTCAAACCAGAAATCTCCTCTAGAATCTACTAGATGTGGAGATGATTTATCTAATCCATCATCATCAGGGTCAGGATTATATCCTTTAGCTTCACCTACGACAGTTTCAGTTTCTTTAGGAACATCATCTTGGTCTATTGGAGTACCTAAATCTGCTTTTTGAATCTCTGCATTAATATAACATTGTGTGCCATCACATTTAACTTTTAAATCTTCTCCATCTTTTTCTACATGATATGCTTTGTTTAACTCTCCTTTAGCTAATGGGTTTACATCAGTGATTAAAGCGAATGCTACAGCTGGGTCTTCACATACTGCTACTTCATATATTTCTAAGTCTTTTAATCTATATGCCATTGTTCCATCTGATTGTACTTCTGGTGTTCTATGTGCTTTTGTTGCTCCCCCGAATGATAATCCCTTGTAAGTACCATCTGCTATTTGTTTCCAGATGAAATCATCTAGAGCTGTGTTAGAATGTATTTTACCTAAAATTTTAATTGCTGGAATATTGTCTCCATTCTTTGTAGTTAAATTAACTTTCTCAAAGTTGATACCTCTACCTACAATTCTATTAGAGTGAGTGTCTGACATTGGTGCATTTCTTTCCATCCATACTGGTAATGCTTTATATAATTCATCTATATCTGTTATTTCTCCTTGTCTGTCTTTTATTTCTACTGATAATATTCCCTCGAAAAATCTGTCTGTTGAATCTTCCTTAATAACTAGTCTTTTTGTGACAAATTGTGACACATGAATATCATCTGACATGTATAAATGATTGACGCTTATGCTTTATAAATATTCTTAATATAAAAAAGGAGTGGTTTACGATTGAGTAACCGTAGAATCGTTTGCTTGACCAGCTCTAAAGCCAAAATACATGAGTGCAGCTCCAGCAAATAGTATGCTGAACTGCCATGCTTGGTCAAATTGCACCTGTGTGATTTTTATGTCACCATAAACAAATCCTGTTCCTATACCTATAGCAGATGTACCTATAAGCATAATTATAATACTGGTTGCCAGTAATAGAGCAGTTTCATTTTTTGTGATACTCATCAATAAGACCACAATAATCACGTATTTAAACTTGATGTAGAGTTATATGACGAAAGCCAACATTATACTTAGAGTTGTAATAATTACACTTGTCACTGCTATTATTCTCTTAAATTTGTTATTCTGTTTATCATCTTGTATTTTCTGGTCTAATATCCATTCTTGTCTCTGTTCTCTTTTATATTGATTTAATTCTTTTGTAACTAAAAGATGGGAATCGAACTTTGTTTGAAGTTCGGATTGTTTCTCGAATATTTCATCTATTTGTTTCTGTAGGTCATCTAGCCTATCAAATAGTCTATTGAATGCTATGTTATCATCCATATAACATCTTAATGTTAATATCATTTAAATATTATTAATTTACAGCTGCTAAATGTCCAGATTTAATCAGGTCTAAAATTAACTCTGGTTCATAGATAAATTCTTCTAATACATATGCGTCGCAACCTGTACCGTCAAAACCACCACATGCGTAACATATACCTATTGTAAATCTACCATCAGTATATACATATAAATCTGTTCCTTTACGCATACACTCATCATTTTTACACTTTGGCATCTTATCCATAAAAAAGACTGCAAACTGTTTATTAATAAGTATTATGTAATTGTTTATAATGGCGTCATCTGTTTATGTATATAGAAATATAGATGAGTATAAAAAATATTATACAGGTAAAGAGTCACAGTTAATACATCAGATAC